AACACAGTTAAGGAAAACATCAATACTCCTATTACTGGTGTTCAAGCCACTGGCGCAGTCAACACCGTAGAAGAAAAGCCGACTGAGGCTCTAGGCAGTGTGAGTGCTACAGGCGCAGTTAACACAGTTCAGGTTAACATAGACGAAAAGCTTGTTGGTGTATCTGCTACAGGTTCTATAGGAATTTTAGAGCACAGCAACACTCTTACGCTCACCGGTGTTCAAGGAACAATAGCTTGTGGTGGTGTAGAAGACCAGCCTACCGAAAGAATAACGACAGGCGTTGCAGCCACAGGTGCAGTCGGAAGCGTCACAGTTCACGTCCTCGAAGCACTGGGTAGTGCAGCCGCAACGAGCACAGCAGGCACCTTGACAACGACAGCAGTTGTGTTCGATTTCAACGCGGTTCGCGAACTGTACGACAAACGGCGTATGGTATCTATAGATAGGGCAGCATAATGGCGTTAACCACCTACGAACGAACAATTAACATACCTCAAGAAACACGAGTTGTCCACATCGAAAGTATCGGCAACAGCTACACCCGCACAGTTTACGTGGAGTAATTTATGGCATACAAATGGCCCTTTAAAGACCCCGGAGAGACACTTGACTATAGCATGGACTGGTCGCGGTTTCTTGGTACGGCAACCATCTCTACAGTTGTTTGGTCTGTAGAAACTGACGACTACTCCACCCGTACTGTTCTTGCTTCGGGACAGGATTTAACCACTGCATCTGGCGGGGCCGTGACAGATAGTATTCAGAATGTTGCACAGTCACAGACCAACACTGTTGCCACCATCAACATCGGCAGCGGAATCAATACTCAAAACTACACGTTTTTCTGTACGATGACAGACAGCACAGGCAGCACAGCTATTCGCTCCGTTAACCTCAAAGTAAGGACCCGGTAACTATGGCCTATGATTATCTCAGCTTAACCAACGATGTTGCCAAACGCCTAAATGAGACGCAGCTAACCTCTGCGAACTTTGCATCAGCCGCCGGGTTTTATAGCGCAATCAAAGAGGCAGTGAACTCCGCAATTCGCCACGTCAATCAGGCGCACTTTGGCTGGCCCTTTAATCACAACACATATGAACAAACCTTGACTGCAGGGGTTACTAGATATCCTATTCCGACCCAAGCCAAGTATGTGGACTTTGATACCTATCGGGTTCGCAGGAACTCTGCACTTGGGGTTGGTCGTGCAGAACACCTAACCCAACTATCTTACGATGAGTATGTTGACCGCTATATTGACCAAGAAGATGAGACGGTTGTTGCTAATGGTGCAGCCCCTCAGTTTGTGTTCCGTACCCAAAACGGCGAGTGGGGTGTGGTTCCTATGCCAGACAAAGCCTATCAGGTAGACTTCGAATATTTCATGGACCCTGTTGATTTGATTCTTGCAACGGATGTTCCAACAATTCCAGAACGGTTCCGCCACGTTATTATAGACGGTGCCATGTATTATGCCTACATGTTCCGCGACAACATTGAAATGGCTTCTGTATCACAACGTAAGTTTGACGAGGGTATTAAACAGATGAGAACCGTGACTGTCAACGAAAACGTCTACATGAGAGCATCATAGAGTATGCCGGACCGTTGGCAAACATACGCCATTGAATTTAAGGGTGGCCTCATCACGAACATGTCCCCGTTGCAGCATGGTATCAATGCTCCGGGGTCGGCTCGTATCCTTCGTAATTACGAACCGTCTATTGAGGGTGGTTATCGTTCGGTTCAGGGATATGACAAGTACGATTCGAACATCGTTCCCCCGTATGGTGCGCCACTGGTTCACGGCGGTTCGCAAACTGGAACCACTCTCATAATTGGCAACATCTATACTGCTCCTGTTGTTGGCGATACTCTCACGATTGCAGGTGTTACCGGAACCTATACCATCGACACAGGCGGCGTTAGTTTTGATACCACGAACAAGCGAGCAACTCTAACCCTAACCGGTGCGCTTGCAAGTAGTCCTGCAGACCAAGCTGCGGTAACTTTTACATCCGGCTCTGGGACCATTCAAGGGGTACACACCTTCGAAAGCGCAGTGATTGCAGCACGAGGTTCGGACCTGTTCAAATCGACGGGTTCCGGTTGGACAAAGATAAACACCCCCAATTACGGTACGGTATTGGTAGACGGTGGTTCGCAAACTGGCACTAGCTTGGTTGTAGATGGAATCGACGGGACACCACAGGTTGGTGATACGTTCACGATTGCAGGTGTAGACCTAATTTACACCTTGACAGCTACCCCAACAGTTACCAGTGGTTCTGCAACCTTTGCTATCGACCCTGCATTGAACAGCAGTCCTGCAAATAATGCAGCCTTGACGTTCCTTTCTGTAGACCGCACCGGCATGGACAAGCACCGGTTCGCGAACTTCAACTACAGCGGAACCGACTACATGGTGGGAGTTGACGGAGCCAATGTACCGTTTGTGTATGACGGAACGTTCTTTACCGCCCTCGACGGTATTCCGACAGACGGAAACGGCGCAGGCCACGTAGCAAACTTTAAGAACCAGCTTTTCTTTGCAAAAGGTTCGAGCCTGCTGTTTACAGCCCCTTTTACCTTCGACGATTTCTCCGCAGCGAGTGGTGCCGGAACAATAAATGTCGGAAGTGCAATTACGGGCTTGATTATTTTTAGAGAACAGCTTATAATATTTAGTGAGAGGTCTATCAAGCGACTGGTAGGTAATACAATTGGAGACTTTCAGCTTCAGCCTATTACTCTGGATACCGGCTGTACCGAAACCGACACAATTCAGGAGATTGGTGGGGACGTACTTTACTTAGGACCGGACGGAATACGAAGCCTATCTGCAACCGACAGGGTGGGAGACTTCAACCTAGCTGTTGCATCGAAGATAATTCAGGATGATGTAACTGACTTTGTGAACCGCCACACATCTTTTAGCAGTGTGGTAATCAGACCGAAGAGTCAGTACAGGCTGTTAGGATTTAACACAAACTACTCTGCAGATGCTTCACGAGGAATTATTGGTTCGCAGGTAGAGCAGGGACTTAACTGGGCAGAGTTACGGGGATTCAAGGCATATGTTGCCAGCAGCAATCTCTACGAAGGAATTGAAACCATTGTGTTTGCGAACACAGATGGCTACGTTTACCAGATGGAGTCGGGAAACAGTTTGGATGGCAGCGATATTTATGCAACATTTGCCACACCTTATATCCCAATTAACGACCCTCGTATTCGCAAGACCATCTACAAGATGTTTTTGTACACAGACCCCGACGGAAGCTTTTTCAGTGAAGTAAACCTGCTGTTTGATTTTAATGAGTTGGGAATTATTCAGCCTACTCCGGTTGTGTTCGACAACACTTCAGGAGCAACTGCTCCGTCATTTTATGGAACCGCTATTTATGGAACGGATAGTTACGGCGGTACAATCCAACGCTTATTTGAGAGCCAGATGGTAGGCTCTGGGTATGTTGTTTCGCTCCAGTTCCGCGCGAACTCAACAAACCCACCGCACTCTTTAGACGCAGCTACGCTCGAATATGGCACTTACGGGCGGCGATAACGGAAGGAAACGACTATGGGTACAGGTTACACAAGGAACGACACCCCAAACAATATTGCAGATGGCAACATCATCAACGCTTCGGACCTCGACGGAGAGTTCGATGCGGTAGAATCTGCGTTTAATGAATCAACAGGCCATACCCACGACGGCACGGCTGACGAGGGTGCGCCTGTTACTGTCTTGGGTCCGGTTCAAGATTTCATTGCAAGTGCCACAGAAATCAAGCCGAAGACCACGAACACGTTGGATATCGGAACCAACTCCCTGCAGTTCAAGGACATGTATCTCGACGGAACTGCGTACCTCGATGATATTCAAGCTGTGGGTGCCGTAGATATCACAGGCGACCTCGACGTTGACAACATCAACATCAATGGCAACACCATCTCAAGCACCGATACGAACGGTAACATCACCCTTGCACCGAATGGTACGGGGGAAGTTAACCTTACTGATAATGATAAGTTGACGTTTGGTACCGGGTCTGACTTGGAGGTGTTCCATGATGGCACTCACAGCCGTATTGCTGAAGTTGGTACTGGCGACTTGAAAATTGGAACGTCTGCTGGTGCTGTTCGCATTACTGCGAATGGCGTTTCAGATGATATGATTGTTGCAAATCAGGGTGGTTCAGTAACTCTTTCTCATGCTGGCACTACCAAACTCACCACCACAGCCACAGGCGTTGACGTAACTGGAACAGCAGTCACAGACGGCCTTACAGTAGCTGGCAACGTCAGTGTAGACGGCGGCACAATCAAGCTGGATGGTAACTATCCTGTTGGCACAAACAATGTGGCGTTGGGCAATGCTGCGCTGGATGATGGTTCATTAAGTGGTGCTTCTAACACTGCTATTGGTAATTCCGCCCTCACAGCAAATACAACTGGTACCCTCAATGTTGCTGTAGGACATCAAGCCGCAATTGCAAACACAGAAGGTTTTCAGTTTATTGCGATTGGTGCTAACGCTTTATCTAGCAACACTACTGGCGATGGTCACGTAGCAATTGGTTATCGTGCGCTTAGAGATAATACTACAGCAAACAATAATGTTGCTGTGGGTTATGATGCACTTCTTTCAAATACTACGGGAACAGAAAACGTAGCTGTAGGTAAAGGTGCATTAGACGCTAACACTACAGCTAACAATAACACAGCACTTGGGACTAACGCATTAACAAATAATACTACTGGCGCAGAACTAACAGCCGTTGGTAGTAACTCTTTGAATGATAACACTACGGGTAACTACAACACAAGTGTTGGTGTAAATGCTTTGAGTGACAATACCTCAGGTGGCAACAATACTGCTATTGGTCGTCAAGCATTGCGTCTAAACACCACCGCATCCCAAAACACAGCAGTTGGCTATCAGTCTTTGTATACTAATACCACTGGCGCAGAAAACACTGCAGTCGGTTACAATACTCTTTACGCAAACACCACTGGTAACTACAACACGGCAGTGGGTAAAGTTGCTTTGGATGCAAACACCACTGGCACTTATAATACTGGTCTAGGTTACAGGGCGTTAAGTAGTAACACCACCGGAACTCACAATGTAGCAGTGGGTTATGAAACCCTCTTTTCAGTTACTACCAATGGCGACAACACTGCAATTGGAAACTACGCTCTTCGCAGCAACACATCAGTTAGAAATGTTGCTATGGGTTATACAGCGTTGTATGCAAATACATCCGGTTCAGATAACGTATCTTTGGGTACTACATCTTTAAGGTTCAATACATCAGGCGCATCTAATGTGGCTGTAGGAAACGAAGCGTTAAGAAACAACACCACCGCAAGCAACAACACGGCAGTCGGGTATCAGGCGGGGTATGCTGGAACTACTGGTAATAGTAACGTAGCTTTAGGCCACTCAGCATTATTAGACAATGTATCAGGAAACTTTAATACTGCTCTTGGTCGTCAATCTTTACAGTCAAATACAGCTTCTAATAACACAGGGGTTGGTTATAGGGCGCTTAACTCAAATACATCAGGCACAACTAATGTGGCGGTAGGTCAAGATGCTTTACGCCTAAACACCACCGCCGGAAGCAACACTGCCGTTGGTTTTCAGGCGGGGTATGCTAATACCACCGGAAGTAACAACACTGCCGTTGGGTATGAGGCAGCCCGAAGTACGACTACTGGCACATATAATACTATGCTAGGAAGAAGAGCGGGCTATACACAGACAACTGCTAACTTTAATACGATAATTGGTGAACAAGCTGGGTATTTTAATATTACAGGAAGTAATAATACATTTGTTGGACACTATGCTGGTGGTGAAACTCTAGGAGCGGATAACACATTTATAGGACTAAATAGTGGGTATCGGGTAAGCAGTGGCTCTAAGAACACCATTCTTGGCAAATACAACGGCAATCAAGGCGGCTTGGACATCCGCACAGCCAGCAACCAAATCGTTCTGTCGGATGGCGATGGTAATCCTAGATTTTCATGTGATGCTGTTGGTAGATTTTTCATTAGGCACAATGGTGCAGCCCCATCCACAGCAACTCCTGCTGCATTAAACATTAGACGGAGTGACGCTTCTAGAATTATCTCTACACAGAATGGGTCAAGTGATACACTTCAATATCATCTTGTTTTTCTTAACACCTCCGCTAGTATTGTAGGTAACATTGCTGTAAACGCATCTGCTACTGCCTACAATACATCATCCGACTACCGCCTCAAGGAAAATGTAATTGACTTAACTGGCGCAGCAGACCGTGTTCAGCAACTTGCACCAAAGCGGTTTAACTTTATTGCAGATGCTGATAAGACTGTTGACGGTTTCCTTGCCCACGAAGTCGCTGCTATTGTGCCAGAAGCAATCACAGGTGAGAAAGATGCAGTTGACGAAGATGGCAACCCAGAATATCAAGGGATAGACCAATCTAAAATCGTTCCACTGCTAACAGCAGCGTTGCAGGAAGCACTAACTAAGATTGATGCACTTGAGGCTCGTATAGCCGCACTTGAGTCCTAATATACAAGGAGATTAAAATGGACGAACTAACAGCAGAACAAATCGCACAGCACTACACAGCGATGGGTCACAGCGTTGACCTCATCAATGCTATTATTGCTGGCACAGCTATGGAAGACGATGAAGCAGCAGATAAGCAGGATTGCGTAGACCGCAATGTTGAGCATCTGGAAATCATGGTTGCCAAAGACTTCTGGACTTCAGAGGATATGACAGCAGCCAACGCCGCTATCACTGCTGGCAAATCCTACACAGCGTAGGGGTTGACCAGTGGAGATGACCAGCCTCATAGATACGCTTTTGGCTTTAATCGTGGCTGGTGGTGCGTGGTGGGCTAACGGCATGACCCGCGAACAGAAGCGACTAGAAATCCTCCTGAACAAAACGCGGGAAGAATACGCAACCCGTGAAGATGTTCGCAGCGATGTACGTCAGGTTATGGAAGCGTTGCATCGTGTTGAGGATAAGTTAGACAGAGTTTTGCAGAGGGATTAAGGTATGGTAGACATAGTAAAAACAATGGAAGATGTAGCCGGGGGCGATACTTCCGACATGCCTGAAGTAACCCCGGCCTTTGTTGCAGAAACCCCCGGAACCACGATGGATGCTTCCGGCTTAGTTATAGGAGCAGCCCCCACTACCGGAACTGCTACTGCCGCAACAACAGGTTTGGCAACCACAACCCCCGGTGCCCCCAGCGCAGGAGTTGGGCAAGTCGGTGCAGTAACAGACGTTACATCCGGGCTTCAAGACTTGGGACCAATGGCTGGGGCAACCTTAACCCCTACCGGTCCCTACGTTGACATGACAGGTGTACAAGCTGGCCCCTCTGCAGGGGCTATTGCTACTGCAGCAACCGAACAGCTAGACCCACGGGCAACAACCCAGTACCAGCTTGGACAAATCATGTCGTCCTTGCAAAGTGGTGCGCCGATGCCCCCTTGGG